ATTGTTTACAAGCAATAGATAAAGGATTAAAAAATTATGTTGGTGAAATGTTTGTTCATCATAATTCATTAGGATCTGTTCCAGATAATCAATATAATATAACAGCAGATTATATTTCTAATAAATGGAATCATATGAAACCATTTGGCACAACATCAAGGCACTTTGTATGAACATTTATCAAATATATTTTAAAGAAGAACAATTAAATATTCTTGATCCTTGTTGTATTCCTTATGACAATTCAAAAGATATATCAAGAGAATATGAATATAAAGTTATGTTAGATTGTTATAATAAAATAACAGATTTTAATTATCTTGGTGTATTATCTTGGTGTTTTGGATCAAAAACAGGTAGATCAGTATCACAATTTAAAAATTTAATTGAATCAAGTCCTGGGTTTGATTGTTATGCAATGAATCCTTATCCATTTTTTATTGAAAATTTTGGTAATGTATGGAAACAAGGCGAATGTCATAAAGGTATAACAAATATAGCTCAAGATATTTTTAATGAGGCTGGTTATGAAATTAATCTGGCAGGACAAGTTCATTCTGTTAATCGTTCTACCTATTGTAATTATTGGATTGGTAACAAAATGTTTTGGGATTCTTATATTAACTTTACTTTGCCTATATATAATACTTTAAAAAATTCAATAAAATATAAAGAAATATTGTTTGATGAATATGGTAAAGGTTATTTTCCTTATATAATGGAAAGACTATTTACAACTTTTACTCATTATAATAAAGAAATGAAAGTTAAGGTATTTTAAAAATGTATGCGATGGCTATTTCAACTTATTTTAGAAATGGATTGAATCCTAAAAGATTTGATCTATTTAAATTAAGTATTGATTCTTTATTAAATTCAGGTTTTAATTCTGCTATATTCATTTGTGATGATGGATCTGATACTAAACAACATCTTGAATATGCAAAATCCTTAAATGATCCTAGATTGCAATTTATAGAAAATGAATCAAATGGTGGATATTCAAAAATAAAAAATCTTGGTATAAAATCAATACTTGATAATGGATTTGAATTTGGATTTTTATGTGATGATGATATTCTATATAAACCTAATTGGTTCATAAAATATATAACAGCATATACAAAAACAAATTATCCTCATTTCTGTTTCTATGATAGTGAATATGCAATACATATAAAATCTCATGGTGAACCTTTTATTCAGAATGGTGTTAAATTAAGAAGAACTCCTATGTTACAAGGTGGTATGTTGACATTCTCTAAAAATATGATAGAATCAATTGGTTATATAAAAGTATTTCCTAGAAAATTAGGTCATGAACATACTCATTGGACATTAAAAGCTATACATAGAGGCTTAATACCTGGTTTTATTGATTTACAAGATTCAATGCAATATTTAGGCTATTGTGATAAAACAGCTACTATTACAACAAGACCTGATGATTTTGAAGAACAAGCACAAGAAAATGAAAAATTCATGCACAAAGGATTTGAAATAAATGAACCTTGCATCATATGATAAACAAACTCAACATTATAGTACATTTGGTGATAAATTATTACAACATACTGATGTACTTGATTCAATACAGAATAAAAAGAAGTTTAAGCCTATTACAGTACAATTAGTACCTACTGAAGTTTGTGATCTTAATTGTGATTATTGTTCTGTTAAGAATAGAAATAAGAAAGGTTTTATTCCTCTTGATGTTATAAAACAAGGCTTATATGATTTTGCTTTTATGGATGCTAAAGCTCTTGAAATAACTGGTGGTGGTAATCCTTTACTATATCCTTATATCAATGATGTTATTGATTATGCTTATGATTTAGGTTATGATATTGGAATTATTACTAATTCTATTGAACCTTATAAATATTTAACTTATGAAAGTATTAATAAGATTAAGTGGTTAAGAGTTTCATTATCAGCATTAGATAATAATAGTAATATACCAGTTGATTTTGATAATATTGATAGTTCAAAATTAGGATTATCATATATTATTAATACAAAGACTAATGAAGAAATAATTAAAAGAATATCAGAAATAGCATTACAATATAATGTTAAATTTGTTCGTTTAGCACCAGATTGTTTAGGTGATGATGCTTTAACAATTAAAGATAAATGGAATGATGTTATACAAAAATATAATTCTGATAATAAAATATTTTTAAAAGAAATTAATGATAATTATTTTGCCTTTCCAGATGGTTGTTATGTTGGTTTAGTTAGACCTTATTGGACTCATTCTGGTGTATATATTTGCTCAAGTCATGTTCTAAAAACACAAAATTATGAAGATAAATGGAAACTTTGTGATATCAAAGATGTCTATAGGTTCTATGCTAAATCAAATTATAATTATAAATTAGGTATGAAACCTTATGATATTGATATAACTAATTGTTATCATTGTTATTATTATAACAATAATAAATTATTACATACAGTTTGTCATGAGATGCCAGATAGGAACTTTGCATAATGTATAATGAATCATACTATAACTCAAACAATTATCATAATTATTCTGAAAGATCAGAAAGATATCATCATTTAGCTAAAGAATTATATGGTTTATTAGATTCATTATCATTAATATCACCATCAACATTTATATTAGATTATGGGTGTGCATTTGGATTTTTATTAGAAGGATTTAAGAAATTAGGTATTGATGGTATTGGATATGATATTTCTGAATATGCAAGGTGTGAAGCTGTAAAAAGAGGTAATAGAGTTATAGATTCCATTTATAATTATAATGTTTATAATATAGCATTCTTTCTTGATGTTCTTGAACATATTGATGAAAATGAAATTAATAGAATATTTAAATATATTAATTCTGATATAATTATAGGTAGAATACCATGTTCATATAATTCAGATCAATTTTATTTAGAGATATCAAGAAATGATCCAGGACATATAAATTGTAAAACTAAAGATGAATGGAAAGAATTATTATCTAAGTTTGGTTATACTAAATTTTTTCATTTAAACTTAAATTCAATATATGACAGTAAAGGTGTATTTTCTTTTATTGCATTTAAAAGTTGACATAAATCTAAATTTAAGTTATATTGAATTATGAACTAAACGAAAAGGAGATTGAAATGAAAACAGCTTCCAAGAATGAAATGAAAAAGGCTATTGTTTCAAAATGTGTTGTTGATTGCTGTTGTGGTGATAGGGCTGAAGCGAAAGCTTGTGGCATTGAAAAGTGCCCATTGTTTTCAATTTCAAGAATGTTTCTTGGTATTGAATCAGAAGTGAAAAAAGAAGTATCAACCAAAAAAGTGCGTAAACCGATGAGTGATGAACATAAAGCAAAATTGAAAGCAGGTCGTGAATCTGCTAAATCCCGTAAGGGTTAAAATTAAATAAATATTTTATAGAAAGACTATTATATATAATAGTCTTTTCCTTTTATAAATAAATGTAAAACTTTACAGGAGAACTACAATGGATCCACTTAGAAAAATTTATGAAAGTATGCCTCATTTAAATGAATCTGAATTACCTGATACAGTTTATCAATATTCAGTTTTATCTATTGAAAAAGATGGTAAAGAAATTCAGTTTAACTTTGCTAAAGATGGTATGAAAGGTAAATCATACTGGGCAACAACCAAAGAAAAAGCTGCTAATTATAAAAAGAAGAGTAGAGATTATGTCCTTCTAACTTTGAATTTAAAAAAATTAATTGAAGATAAGCCTAACTTTAAAGTTATACAATCGAATGATGAATTTTCTATGGAAAATATTCCTGGTGGATATATCAAAGAGAAGATAGCTTAAGGATTTCTTATGAAATTGATAAGATTTAAGACTTGGTTGAATGAAAAAAAATTATCTTCAGGTGATTTGAATAAAAATTCAAATCGAATAAGAAATTTTCTCGATAGATATAAAAATGGAGGGGATTTTGAATTAGAAAATGGAAATGTAGTTAAATTAAAACCTGACTCAGATGAAGGAAAGAAAAATATAGAGTTACTTCAAGCGGCTTTAGATAATAATGAGTTTATTGATTTTAACAAACTAAGATTTGATGATGAACTAGGTCAAATCCATAAAATAACATCATTTAAAAAGACTAAAGATTTTGGTTCTTCTGGTGTATTAAAAACAGATTCAGAAAGACAAGAGCGAGAATTGATAAGTATTATCAATAATTTGATTAAGGGTAATAGAGGTTATATAACTTTACTTGACCTACCTGGATATAAAATTAAAGAAGCTAAGAAAGTAGATAGCTTGAATTCATTAGGGCAAGAACCGTATACAGATATCGTTTTAGTAACTAATAAAGGGAATTTGAATATTTCTTGTAAAGGAAGTTCCGCACCATCTCTAGCAGGTGGGGGATTAAAGGGGTTAAATGTAATTGATAAGGATATGACTGCTAGATTAATTAATGCCATTAGAGATAAACTTCTTTCTTTACAAATAAATGGAAAACCTATAGAAAATGGTATGGTTATTGATGCGGATCTAATTCCAGATTTTTATTTTGAAATAAAACAAAAAGATATAGAAAAAATTGTTATAGGAACGCCTGCGATGGGTGGTCCTATAGATTTTATGTATATTGGACCAATGGATGTAGAATTTAAAAATGGTCAATTAAATGGGCAATTTATAGAATCTAAACTATATGCTAAAAAAACTAAATTTTATATCAGAGTTAGAAAAAGAGATCTAGAAGGCGGTAAAATAATTATAGATTTTGATTCTAAAGATTCATCAGGGTTTCCTATTATATACAAAAATTTAAGAACAAAGAAAAAAAGTCTTAGAATAGTTATAGATAACAAAATAACTTCATCAAAAAATAGTGAAAATGAAAAAGGTCCTTTTTCATTTTAATTTGAGGATATATGAAATTAATCAGATTCAAACAATTTCTAAGAGAAGGTGGGAATGTATTTCAAGGTACCGATAAAATACCTAAAGGATATATTCAACCAACACTCAAAGAATTTTTCAAAGAGTTATCAATCATCTTTCCTAAACATAAAGATATCTTCAATCTTAACTACTTCAAGCCTCTAGGTTCTGTTGGTAAGAAAGATCATTCTGGTGATATTGATTTAGCTATTGATGTTAAAACTCTTATTTCAGATAAAACTTATTCTGAAAAGTTTCTCTCTACCTGGAAAATATCAAAATCTGAATTTGAATCTAAATTTCAGGATCTCAAGAAGCGTTCAAAGACTTCAACTGAGGAAATGAACAAAGAAAAAGCATTCCTTATGCTTATAACAAAAGAATTGAATAAATCAGGAACAATTGAAGCACATGAAAAAAAAGTAACTAATGGTAATATCTTTACTAACTTCCCTCAGTATAATGAAAACGGAGAACAACAAAATATAGGTGTACAAATTGACTTTATGATAGGTAATCTAGAATGGTTAACCTTCTCATATTACTCTGATGAATATAAAGATAATGTGAAAGGTCTTCATCGTACACAATTCCTTGTAGCTATGTATTCAGCTAAGGATAAAACTTTTAGTCATGTTAATGGTGTCAAAGATAAGGAATCGGGTCAATTAGAAGCTAAAACTCCTAAAGAGGCTCTTGATCTGCTAAATTCTCTTTATAAATTAAAGATAACAGAATCAATTCTTCAGAACTATCATAAACTATTTGATTATTTTAGTGGTACAGTAACAACATCTGAGAAAAATAAAGTTTATGATATATATCTGAAGATATTAGATTCTACGAGAGTAGATATTCCAGAAAATCTTCAGGATTATTGGATTAAGAATAAAGATAGATTAAACCTAACTGGAAAATTCTTACCAGATGATTCAAAGTTAAACGCTCATCTATCTGAGTCTTACTTGAATGAATCTGGCGTAGTGCAACCAGATAGAATTGATCGTAAGGTAGTTGCTCAAACATTAAAGATTTATAATACACAAGTTCTTTCAAAAATAAAAGGAGTTGAGTCTTATAACCTATCAGGATCAATCAATTCAGATGCTTCTAAGATGGATTTCGGAGATATAGATCTAATTGTTCATATTTCTGCAAAGGATAAAACTGAAGCAAAGGAAAGACTCATTGCAGAATTTGAGAAAAATCCTTATATTATAGAGTTTGAATATAAGGGTAAGAAAAAGAAGTATTACAACGCAGGGGAACTTGTTACTATAAAATTCAAACAAGCTGGTAGTGATAAGACTGTTCAAATAGATAATATTATAGCTCTCACTAAAGAAGAGATGAACTTCAAGAACAAATTTCTTGATATTGCAGCAGAAAAGCAAGGTCTTCTATTAGGATTGATTAAAGTAGCTATAACAGAATTTCCTGAAAAGTTTAAAGGTAAAGAAGGATTGGATTTTGATTTAAGTCCTGTTTCACTTAGATTAAGAGATGGACAAAATCAAAATCAATATCTATCACAAAACTGGGAAGAAGTAGAACAGATTCTTAGCTTCTATGGCTTGAAGTATGATGATTCATTTGATAAATATTTGAAGGTAGTTAAAACTTTATCAAGAAGAAGTATTGACAGAATCAAAGGGTTGTTCAAAAAAATGATAACAATCAAATCAGGTGAAGTAGGAACTCCTAAAGGCAATAAGAAGCAGGAAACTTTAGATATAGTTGATAAACTATGAAATCTTTCAAACAATTCATACAAGAAGCATTAGATGATATTCCTACCAAACAAGGTAAGGATAAAGTTGTTATCTTTGTCGGTAGATTCTCTCCGCCGACAAAGGCTCATTGTCAAATAATTGAATCTGCTTATAAGAAATACAAGAAGCCTGTTCATATATTCATTGTAAGATCTGAATCAGGAAAGAACACTAGTCCATTTCCACCTGAAGTACAACAACAAATTTTTAATGAGTCACTGTCTGTCCCTCATGAAGTCCATATTGTTAAGACTGCTTTTATTGGTGATTTCTTAACTGTTCTTAGAGATCAAGATGATGAACCTATTGCAATGTATTGTGGGACTGATAGGTTTAAGTCTTATCAAGATCAGTTAAATAGATATAACGAGAAATTAAATTACAACATTGAATTAAATGAAATAAAAAGAGATGAAGAATCAAAAGAAAATATAAGTGGTACAAATGTTCGTAATGCCCTACAGAATGATGATATAGATGAGTTTCAAAGAAATATGAGCAAAGGTGCTTGGAAACTATTTGACAAATTAAAGGAATATGTGAAATGAGTAATTTTAAAAGAGTGTTAGAAGTATTAGAAAGTGTCCATAATGTTTCTGCAAATAAAAATAATATTAATAATTTAATTAATAAAAAAAAGAATAAACAGGTTAATAAGGATGAAATTTTAAATAATGATGATACTAGTGAAGTAGATGAATTGGCATTTGAAGCCTGGAAAGCGGGCAAAAAAGGTTTAGAAATTCCAAGTAAATATAAAAATAATAAAATTTACTTAAAACATTATGAAGAAGGTAAGAAATTAAAAAATAATTAAAATCAGAGAAGAAGCTCAAAAAGATTGTAATAAAAAAGGAATAAAAATGAAATGCCCAAAATGTAAATCACACGAGTTAGATGTAGAAATTTGTAAAGGTTATTCAGAAGATCCAGTTAAAACTTGCAATGAATGTGGGTATAAGTGGGTTAAACGTCAAGGTAAAGAAATTAAGGAAGTTTAAGATGTGTCCTTACTACCACGATATGGAACATTCTTGCAATTCAGCTTGTTCATTAATTGATAAGAGATGTCCTTTCTATTCTGAGGTATCATACTAATGGATTTCAATCAAACTCTTCAAAAAATCAAAGAGGCAGTTGCATTATCTAATGCAGAAGAACTTCTTAGATCAAACGGAATAAAGATTAATAAGGTACTTGAAAGTAAGACTTCTAAGAAAAACGATCCTTTTGATTTGATCATTCAACAGTTACAGAATGAAGATAAGTGGAAGAAATTTTCTACAAAGTTTCAATTTCAATTTGTTTATAAGAATGCAGAAGATAAGTCTGAGGTTTTCGTAAATCTTAGAGGAAAAGATGGATTAGGGTTCATAACTGTATAACTCCAAAATATAATTTTACTTTAGAAGGGAGCTAGATTAATTTCTACTCCCTTTCTTTTTGAACTAAATATCAATAAAACTCTTAGAGGTGATATATGGCTTGTCAAATTACAAAATTAGATATTGATTACAAAACTCTTAAAGAACTTCTTATGCATACAAAATCTGCTAATATAATCTTTCAACTTAAAAATAAAGATCTTTATGAATATGATCCTAAAACTCATAAGCTAAAACTAATAGGAAAGGCAAAGTAAATGAATGAAACTCAAACGAAAGTAGTATCTTACTGGAAAGAAATTTGTATTATTGCATTAATCATAGCTTCTATATTCTTTTGGCAGAAGTGGCAATCAAAATCAACTGAACTAGAAGTGTATAAAGGTCAACATCAAACAGAAGAAACGTTAAAAAAAGTAAATGAGAAACTTGCTGAAATTGTTGAAAGAGAGAAAAATCTTTACCCTAAAATTGAAGCTGAAATTTCTAAACTAAATAAAAATATTACAGATTTAGAGAAAATTAAAAAATTCTATGAGGATAATAAACCAAAGAAGGAAACAACATCAAATGAAATCAATAAACTTAAACTTGAAGAAATTTCTAAGTATTTTTTTAATCTTGGGTATTCTAATACAATCTACCCCAGCCCTAAGTGAGGGACTCTTTTTTGAAGAAAAAGTTGCATCACAACTTCTTATAGATTTAGAATACCAGAAGAAAGTTGTAACTCATCAAGAAGAACAAATAGATGTAATTTCAAAGCAAAATATAAACTTATTCAACCTATCTGAACAGTACAAACTAAAATCAGAAGGGTTGCAAAAAGACAAAGAGATTCAAAGCAAAAGAGCACAAGAATTTCAAGATCTATACAAGGGAACATCTAAGGATCTTGATAAGTGTTTGGAATCAAAACCCTCAAGATTTACTTGGTTTGGTGTAGGTTTTCTAACTGCTGTTATTCTTGGTACTGCTGCAGCTTTTGCTATTTCAAAATAAACTTCAAAAACTGAAAAGGATTTATAAAATGGCAAGAGAAGCATATCTAAAAAAATTGAAAGAAGATAAAACAGATATAAAGTGTTTTCTTTCGAATAAAACTTTACTAACAGGACGTATTACTAACTTTGATGATGAATGTGTTATTATTGATAAATGTCTTATTTTCTATGAACAGATTATTTCTATCGTACCTGCGTAATGATTAAGATATCTGAATTCAAAGCTAAATTATCTCAATTAGTTAGACCAAATAGATTTTTGGTTACTCTTTCACCTCCAGCTATTTTTGAACATGGGCAAGATTTAGAGCTACTTACGTTCTTAACTCAAGGAGCAAAAATACCTGAAAAAAATATAGGTGAGATAGAAATCAAATATCACGGTATGAGCCTTAAATTACCTGGCGATCAAACTCACGAAGATTTGACTTTGACATTCTATAATCATTATGGTTGGGAAGCAAGAGATATGTTTGAAGATTGGATTGAAGTTCTTCAAACAACTGGTAATAACAATGAAAGAACTGATGCAATTAATGCAATAGATGATTCTTCTATTATGATACAACAAATAGGCGATGTAGAAGAAGATATTCTTGCTGAATATACTTTTTATAATGTATTCCCCAAATCAGTATCAGAAATAGAGCTTTCTATGGATAACTATGATTCAGTTGAAACATTCACAGTTTCATTTGCATATTCACATTGGATACAAACAACATAATGGCAAAGACACCTAATAATAAATCTTTTGTAAAGAGAATTACACCTCGACAATATCCTGCGCCTGGTAAATTTGAGGAAGCTAAATTCCCTAAAGCAATTACTTCATCTGGAACTAATGAAGGTGAATTTCATATTGATTTTCTCAAGACTCAATTTAGAGACCTTGCAAGACCGAATCAATTCAAAGTTCAAATTCAACCTCCTTCTGTTCTACAAGCTGAATGGAATACTAAGCTAACTGTTTTAGCGAAGTCAGCTATGTTCCCTTCTATAGAAGTTTCAAACTTTGAATTAGAACGAGCAGGACAGGTTCTCCATATTCCATCAAATAAAATGAATTATGGGGATCTAACTATTACTTTCTGGAATGATGTAAACTTTGAAATAAGAACATTGATGAATAGATGGCAAAGATTAGCAATTTATAACTGGCAGAAGAATTTAGGTTCTGTTCCTTTATTAGCTCTAGAGGGAATGCTAACAATATATCAATTTGATTCAGCACAAAAAGAAATGTATGCTATACAGCTTGATAACTGCTGGCCAAAGAGTATTTCTGAAATTTCACTAGATCAGGATTCTACCGATCAAGCTGAAAGTTTCAGTGTTTCTTTTGTATTTACTAATCACGAAATTCTTAAACAATATCAATAGGTTATATAAATGTCATTAGATTTAAAAGAATTTATCGAAATAGATTGGTTTAAAAGAACATCAACGCTAGCTGATAACTTAGGTATTCCATTATCTAATAGATTTGCTATGTTATTAAATGCTCCTAAGAGCCCTGCATTTCAAAAGAATGGTTGGTTAGAGATACAAGTTCTCTCAGCTGATTGCCCTGATCTTTCTCTTGAAATGGGATCACAAGAATTGAATGGCACTCAAAGATATTTTGCTAAAGGAAGATCTGATGGGGATCTTCAAGTTACTTTTCTTGAGACACCTGATTTATCTCTTAGAAGATTTTTCTTTGCTTGGATGTCTGTTGCCTTAAAAGTAGATAAAGATGGTTCAACACGCAGAGGATACTTAGAGGAATATGTTGCATCAGAATTGAAAATCGCCCCTCTGGATTTTGAGGGAAAAGCTCACTATGCTGATAGATTTATTGATGCTTTCCCATATAAGATAGCAGACATAAATTACAATTATGGCACATCAAATGAAATGATAAAAACAATAGTTTCCTTTAAATATAGAGTACATGATGTTGTAGGTATGGATAATGATGATAATTACCACTTTATAGCCAAAGGACAAGACACAAGAAAAGAATGGGCAGGATATACTCCAAGAGGGCAAACGAAAGGATAATAAATGAATTTACCACAATTAAAAAATGAAATAAGTTTTATTAAAGTAGCTTTACCATCAGGAAGAACTATTGGTGTTAGAGGTTGGAAAGTTAAAGATGAAAAAGAGTTGATGTTTGCTTTAGATGCAGAAGAAGATATTGAAGATAAGAAAATTACACATATTATAAATTTTCTTAGAAATTGTGTAGATAATCAAGCAACATTTGATCTCTTATCTGAACAGGATCTAAAAAAAGTCACCTTAGAAATTAGAAAATTATCTAAGGGTGATTCTATTGAATATAATTACCAATGTCCAAATTGTTCAAGTAAACTATTTGATGAAGTTAGATTATCTAAGGCAGAAGTAGTAAAACCATTTAATCATGAACCATTAGTTCTAAATGAATCAATAAGTTTCTTATTTAAAGATATTCCTTATAAGGAAGCAGACATTCTTTTTGAGAAGTATAAGGATTCTGAAGCAAAATATACTTACTATTTTCTTTTGAGTTCGATTGAAGCAATTACCCATGAAGGAACAGTTTATGATAAATTTAGTGTTGAAGAGTTAGATGAATGGATTGGTAATCTTAATTCAGATGACTTAGATAAATTATACACTACCTTTGAGGAAAAAGTATCTGAAGTTAAATTAGAAAAGAAATTAACTTGTATAAAGTGTAAAGAAGTATTCCCTATTGAATATGGGAATCTGTTCAGTTTTTTAGTTTCCTGATCTTTGATGTCCGTTTAACTGATTTATATGGTATGTTTTACTTCCTAAAAAAGGAAGCTAATTTCACACTAGATGAGATGTATGAATTATATCCTTTTGAATTTGAGATATTCTATTATATGGCTCAAAAAGAAATCAAAGATCGCATAGCAGCAATAGATAAAGCAAATAAGGGTAGATAAATGGCTTCTGAAAATCCTATCATTTCAAAATATCAATCAGAATACAAAAAGTTAGGTAAAACTTTAACTAAATTACTCACTGATATTCATTTTGAGACAATCAGTGAGTATATTGTAGAGTGTTATAATTTTGTTGGATCATATGATCCAACAATCAAGACTGACACAAAACTGATTGATATAATGATATCAGATACGAAGAAGAAAATAACAAAGTTCTATAAGGAAAAACTAAAAGAAGTTGATTCTAAAAGAACCCGGATATCTGTCAAAAAACTTCAAGTAGGTAATTCAGAAACAAAAAAACTAGAAGAAATGAATAGCAATATTCAATTTCTTAATAGAGACACTTTTCTTGATAATGTTAAACAAACAACGAAAATAACTGACAAATGTTTTAAAGAGCTACAAAATCATATAAAACAATATACAAAAACTACTTCAAATTTTGCTAAATCAGAATCAAGAAGACAGAATATTGAAAGTGGGAAGCAATTAGCAGGTATTGCTTCTAATGCAGTTTTTGGGGCTGAACTAACAGCATTAGGCGCAGGCGCAATATTCGCAATTAAAAATCACAAGGAATTATACAAAAATTTTAAAAAGAAAACACTAAAAGAAAAGATACTTGCTGGTGGAAGTGCTTTAATGAAAGGTGTTGCTGCACAAACTAATAGTCCTGCTGCTCTTATGGCAGCAGGAAGATTGAGTGATAATGAAAAAAATATCAAAACTCAGCGAGATGCTGTTAAACAAAAAAATAGAGATCTCAAGCGCCAGTTAATAGCATCGAAGAGAAAAGAACAAGAAAAGAAAAAAGAACAAACTAAATTACCTACCTATCAATCACAATTAGATAGCATAAAAGCTGCAGGTGGATGGCCTGCGCATTTTACTGTTGCTGAAAAAGATCCAGAATTTGTGAATGGTAAACTTATAAAGAGACGGACTTCATTTATAGCTGATGCAAATACAACTCAAGTTCTTCCTACTAAAACAGGTGGTAGAACTTCTCTTAATAACAAACTTCTTCCTAGGATAAAAGCTGCAGGTGGTTTTGGATCTGGTGGATCTTTTGAATCTATGACTTCTCCTATTGTTGCTGAAATATCAAAAAGTTCAGTTATATTAAAAGGAATATTAGAAGAACAAAAGCAATCTAGAATGATTCAAGAAGAAACACAAAGAGATTCTGAGCTATCTAAAAAACCTAATAAAACTGGAACTTCAAAAGGTGGAACAGAAAAGGAAAAATTAACTGCCGCTGTTGCTGAAAAAGGTCTTATTGGTGGTGTCATAGATACCGTCAAAAATAAACTAACAGAGAAGATGGTTGATAAACTTACTTCCGGTCCTGGTATGATGAAAAATCTTGCTAAGGGTGGGTTAGTAGCTGGTGGCGCTGCAGCAGGTGGTTACGGTGGGTATAAAGCTGGTGATTGGGCTGCAGAAAAAATGGGGTTTGAAGAGGGTGGAACTGCTGAAAAAATTACAAAAGGAGTCGGTGCGGTTGGTGGAGCAGCTCTAGTTGGTTTAGTTACAAGTAAAGTGCTAAGTAAAATTCCTTTCTTTAATAAATTAGATCCTAAAGAGGGAACACCTGTATATATAACCAACACAGAAGATATTAGTTCTGGTGATGAAGTGGCTGATCTACTTCCTAGTAAAGGTGGTAAAATATCTAAACTATTAGGTAAAATTCCTGGTATAGGTAAGTTTTTAGGTGGTGGAGCTACTGTAGCAGCAGAAGCAGCGGGTGGTGCAACAAAAGCTGTTGGAGCAGGATCTAAATTATTAGGTGGTGGAGCAAGACTTCTAGGTGGCTTATCAAAATTTGCAGGTCCTATTGGATTAGCTATAACAGCAGGTATGGCAGCAAAAGATGCTTATAGTGGGTATAAGAATGCTGATCAAATCACAGGTAAGAAGCCCGGAGAGAAATCATCTACTCTTGAAAAAGTAGGAGCAGGTGCTGCTGGCGCATTATCTGGAATAACATTTGGACTTGTTAAACCTGAAACAATGTATAAAGGATTATCTAAAGCCGTTACACTAACACCATTTGGATTAGCTTATAAAGGAATCAAAAAAGCAAATGAAATTATAATTAAAAAAGATTTATCTCCTGAAACTAAAAAACAACTTGAAATAGATAAAGCTAATATTAAGAACTCTGAATCACAAACAGAAAAGGCAGATGAAAACAAAACCCTAATGGAAAAAATGACATCTATTTGGAGTGATCCAAATAAGTCATTTTTAGGAAAATTAGGTGGTTCAATGTCTTCTGTTGGATCCTCTGTTGGTTCTACATTTCAAGGTGTAAAAGAAAGAATTACAGGCGGTGGTGGTTCTAATTATGATATCAGTAAATTAAGCGGTGGTATAGGTTCTGTTGCTGCTATGTTTGAATCAGGAAAAGGTGGAGCAGGAACTATTTCTTCAGGTAAGGGTGATCACGGTGGTAAGTCGTATGGTACTCATCAAATGACTGCTAAAACTCTTCCTGGATTTCTAAAATCATCTGGTTATGATAAACAATTTGGAGGAGCTAAACCTGGATCAGCAGAATTCGATTCTAAGTGGAAAGAGTTAGCTTCATCTGATCCTAATTTTGGAAAGGCTCAACACGATTTTATAACTAAAACACACGCTTCACCTGTACTAGGTAGATTAGAAAAAGCAGGGTGGGATGTAAAAAACAGAGCTATTCAAGAAATGGCATATTCAACTGGTGTTCAATATGGACCTGGTTCGAATATTATGCAAGAAGCTATGAAAGCTGCAGGGAAAGATCCTAAATCTACTCCCGTAAACGAAATAATTGATATCGTTCAAGATTATAAAGCTAATACTGTAGGTTCTAAATTCAAATCATCTTCAACAGGAGTTCAAGCAGGAGTTGCTAAGAGACACTCAGGTGCTGAAAGAGCTGCGTTGAAAAAAGTAGCAGCGGCTGGAGGTTCTGCTCAGCAATCTACATCTCCAACAACTACAACTTCACCGGCTGCGGCTCCTATTAAAAAGAAGAAATCTAAATCATCTGAATCTAGTGGCGGTGCACAAAAAGCTTCTCAAGTAAAAACTGAATTAGTTGCACAAAATGTTAAAGGTGGTTCAAAAGCAAAAACTACATCCTCTTCACCTTTAAACATCAATAAAAACTTTCAAGATATGTATAATGGGTATAAAGCAGAAGGTTATACCCATAGTGAAATCATATACAAAATGAGATCAGAATTAGGAAGTAACAAATTTTTTGAAACTCTGGGTATAGATAAAGCTAAAGTAGCAACTCCTGAATTACAAAAACAATATGTAAATTCAGTAGAGTATACTTATTTAATGAAAAAGGTTCAATTATCACCTGCAACATCAGTTGTTGCTACAAAATCTCCTTTAAGCTCTGTACCTTCTACTTCAACAGAAAGTTCTACTCTTTCATTAAATGGAGTTAAATCTTCACCTGAGCCTATTAGTTATGCTTCAAAGGTTCCTGTTCCAGAAAATAAAGGTGTTGATTCAATTGTTCAAAATTCACAAGCAAAAGCAAGTGAATCAGAAACAACTAAATTAAAACAAAAAGCAGTATCTGTAGAAGCTAAACAAATGGGATCAATAGCAGAATCAACAGGGAAAGCAATAAACAATATAACAAATATTTCTTCAGGGTCAACTGCTCCTTCACCTATAATAAATATTACAACAGGTGATACAGTAAGTTTTGCTTCAAGATTATCAAGGATGTATTAAAATATGGCTGGTTTATCTTATCCACTTAAATATGAAAAGGGAATGCCTACTGCAATATTCACACCTCAAGGCTATTCTTTTCCTAAAGCGTTAGGAAAAGAAGCTAAACCTGGTACTCCCGCACCTCTTCCTGTAGGTGTAGTAGGGGTTTCACTTTATATTCCAGGTGATTATTCTGAACAGATGCAATCTAAATGGGGTTACCAAGAATTAATAGGTGGGACAAGTGGTACAGTTGAAGGTGGTGCTAAAGCTATGGCTGCAGAAGCAGCAGCAGGAGTTGTGGGTGCAAAAGGTGTTGCATTTGCTTCTGCACATTCAGGACAAGCTAAAGCCCCATTGGATATGAGTGTTTATCAAGGACCTGAACCGATTTCATTAAACTTTTCTTTTGATTTAGTTCCTGTAAACCAAGCTGAAGCAAATGCTATTATGAATATAATTAGATGTTTTAAGATATCTCAATTTCCTAATGCTGGTGCTGAAAAAAGTGCTGAAGAAGTTATTATCTCTTACCCGCCGATTTGGAATATACATTTTTTGGGAATAAAAGGGTTATCTTTTAATAAAGCACAAAAATACCCCGACATGGCACTTACGAGTGTTCAAGTTTCTTATAATAGCGGAACAACAAATATAAATGTGTTTCATGATGAAAACCCTGTTCAAGTTAAATTGAATCTTTCGTTTCAAGCTATTAGAAAATATTTTGCTGCAGATATGGCATAGAGGAACTTTTAAATGGCAGATTTTTCATATTTTGATCAATATAGTGATATGGAGATAGACTTTTCAAAGTATATTGAAAAAAAATCTACAGATATAAATTATAATTTTTCTAATGATCAGCCAGTAAAGACTACAATTAAAAATCTCTTTACTCATTATAATCTTATTGATACTTTTAAAAAGAATATTGATATAATTTTCAATTACACTATTAAAGATACAGATACACCTGAAAAGATATCATATGATCTATATAGAACAACTGATTTTTGGTGGGTTATTTTCATTTTCAATAATATTCAAAATCCTTTTCTAGATTGGCCTTTGAATCAAGATCATTTAAATCAATTAGTAGATCTTTTATATCAAGATGAGAGAAAGTATTCAAAAGAAACATATTATCAATTTATATTTGATAGAAATGAACAGAGAAGAAACATAATTCTTCCTAAAGGGTATGCAATGAATCAAATTATCTGGGCATATAAAGAGAAATTGAATGTCTAAAACTTCTGTTGAAAATATAAAAATATCTAAAGCAAAGATAAATGATATAGATATTCAATTAGAACATATCTATATCATTGATATATATGAATCTCTAATGCAGCCTGGTATTACAGGATTCATTCAAATTATAGATTTTCAGGCTATTGTAGAACTTGGTAATGTTTTTGCTGGAGACGATCTTCTTCTTGAATTTACAGTACAAGAAGAGGGAAAGAAGACTATTACAAATAAGTTTAAGATATATTCATTAGAGGGCAACAAACTTTTACCTGATAAAAATTATACTGTTAGTGTATTTGGTTTTTGTTCTCCTTGGTTAATTGATGGACTGACTAAAATTGTTTCAAAGAACTATGAAGAAAAGTATATACATGAAATTATAGCAGATCTTCTAAAAGAATGTGGTGCAGAAGTTGGATTTATTGAACCAACCAAACAAAAGTTAGAAAACTTTGTAACACCTTTATGGACTCCTTATCATTCTATAAAATATCTTTTAGGATATGCTCTATCTAAAACAAACAATGCTGGTTACCTTTGTTGGACTGATTTAATGACAGGAAAAGTAAATGTTGCTACCGTAGATTACTTAAATAAAGGTACTCTTGGTAAATTTAAATCTTTTACTGTTTACCCTTCTAATATAAGATATGAAGGTAGGATACACGAATGTTCAATAGAAACCAATTATGATATAATAAGACTTATAAACAATGGGTTACCTGCTACAAAAGTTTATGGTTTCAATTATAATAAAGGAAAAGAATTTGTTTCTGATAAGAAATTATCAGATTTAACTTCTACTAAATTAAGTAAAAAGTTTCCTATTCCTACTAAGTATAAGGATAAACAATATACTTCTTTTAGATTTATTCCTTTATTTCCTAATAACAAAGATTCAATAGCTTCTAAAGATAATCTACTTCAGGATCTCTTAGATGGATCTCTCTTAAATGAATACACTCTATTAACAACTGATGTATTCAAATTAAATATACTTACATCAGGGGAACCAGATAGAAGAGTAGGATGGTTAGCAGAAGTTGATTTTCCTTCTCAAAACAAAATTGTAGGTAATAAAGAAGGCAATAAGCAACTTAAAGGTGATTACTTGATTAGGGATATAAAACACTCCTTCTCATATATGATGGAATACAGACAAGCTATAACTCTTGTATCAGATGGATATAAAGAATTCAACAGACCTGAAATTATGGATTGGAAATAGATGTTAGGGTTAGAACATAGATTAAATAATGAAGTAAATCTTTCAGGTATATTTTTAGCTAAAGTTATTGAAAATATGGATCCTACTGCGCTTGAAAGAGTTAGAGTTCGTGTTTTAGGAGTTCATGATATGGATAATGATGTTCCTGGTAACTCAGTATGGGCACATCATTTAGCTTATAGTAAGGCAGCTTCAGGTGAAATTCCAGATAAGGATGATTGGATCTATGTGATGTTTTTAAATAATGATCCAATGTCAATAGTATGGCTCGGATGGGCTAGGGTGATTCAAGAATGAATGAATTAGAATTAATATTTGCTACAGAAAAGACTATCTTAAATTTTATTGAGAAGGAAACAAAATCATTCTCATCAAGTTTAACATCTTTCTCTAAAAATAAGGATACAGAACATACTTCAAAATATAAATTAAAAGCTAAAGGATCAAAATCTTCTGCTAAAGCTAAGGGTAGAAGTGCTAAAAGAAAAGCTAAAAATTCAAAAGATAAATCTTCCGCTCTATTTGATCTAAATTCCTTATTACCCTCTTTTGCTGATCTCTTAACACTAGATGCTAATAAAATAATGAGTATGTTTTCTAATGTTATAAATTCTTTTATTTCAAGTGGGTTACAAGCATTAACTTCATTGATATCTAACTTTTCAGGTAAAGCAATATCTGATCTAATATCAAAAATAGGGTCTGGATTTTCAAGTGCTATTGCGGGTATATCATCTAAAATATCAGAATTGTTAGGCAGTTTTACATCATCTATAACCGCTTTAGGATCTAGCTTAGTCAGTGGATTCTCATCAAAAATTCAAGGATTGCTTAAAACTGATATTTCATCAATAATGTCTCTAGGGACAAAGTTACCAGATCTACCAAAATTACCTGGACTAGATGCTAATAAGATCAAAGAAAATTTTCAAAAGAGAAAAACAGGTGAATCTTCTACTTCAAAATATATCCAAGCAAAAGTTCCTAATGCAAAAGGTGGGGTAAAAAAGAATAGTGGTGTGTTATCTGAAACACCTGATGCTAAAATTATTACTCCTCTTTTAAAGAAAGATATAAATGTTGTTAAAACTTTCAAATCACCTGCTGAGTTATTAGCTAAAGCTAAAAACATAACACCTGAAGATTTAAGTGCAGTTGGTTCAAAATTAGCTGCAACATTACCAATATCAAAAATTACAAAAGAGTTAGAAACTAAAATAAAATCAGTTTTACCTGATACATCAGCACTTAAATCTTTATCAAGTAAAATGGATTCAAAAGGTAATATAAAAGATAAATCTTCATCTAAAGGGTCAAAGACTAAAGATCTTCAAAAATCAGTACCTTCATTAGATAAAGTTAAAGTATCTGATCCTAAAAAACCTGTTGAAACAAAGTTAACTGAAACATCAGATAAGGAAACTAAGAGTTTAGTTGATATGGTAGCTAAACCTGGTGCAGGACCGCCTGCCTTAGTTCCTGCAGAAGAAAAAAAGGAAGTAAAGGAAGAAAAACCTTCAGGTGATAAAGCTGAGTATGGAAAGATTCAAGTTAAAGAAAATAAGGCAGGATATGTAGAAATATCAGATGAGACACCTGGTAATGTAAGAAAAGTTGATCTTCATCCTTCAGGATCTTATAACTCTAAATTAGATAATGGTGATGCTCATCAAAAAACTGTAGGTGATAGAGTTGATATAACAGAAAAGGATTGGAAAGTAACTGTTATGCAAAATGCTATCATTATTGTTTATAATGATACTAAAATTGAAATTAGAAATGATAAAGTAGAAAATATTAAAGGTAATTGTCATACAAACATAGACGGTGAAACAAAGACAAAGGTAGCTAAGGATGTAACTAACAACTATGATTCAAATTTTAATGAGAAGATAGGTCAAAATAGTAATATTGCTATTGGTGGCAATGAAGATAAAAAAATATCAGGTAATTTAACAGAGACTATTTCAGGTAATCATAAGGAAGCTGTAACAGGTAATCTAACAATCAATGTAACAGGTAATGTTAATATCACAGGTAACAATATAAATTGTACAGCTAAATCACAAGTTGTTATATCAGCTCCTAAAATAATGTTAGGATAAAAATGTCTTTAGAACAATTAACTAATACTTTTAATAGTTTACCCCAATCTTCTTCTGATATAAGAATGATCTGTAATGCTTTGGAAGGAGCTTACTCTGTAAATAAGAGTCAATTAGAATCTCTATATCAAGCTTCAAAACTTTTCAAAACACAAATTATACTAGCATTTGAATATCTTGATAGTGAATCTTATGAAAGTATTATTGAAGGTTTAACTGATATAGAAACAGAATATGTAAAATTAATAGAAGATAATGTTATTGTTGATGTTGTTGATGTTGATATGGTTCAATCAATCAAAAATTTAGATATTTGTACTGATTTAATAAACAATCTTCCACCTTCAATAGTAGAAATGATTCTTTCAGTTGAATTTGGCTTACAAGAAGCAGTGAACAACTTAGTTCCTCTTCCATTAGATATTCTTTCTAATACTATTAATTTGATCAATGAGGTCAAAGTAAAGACAATTAAAGATATATTAGGACAAAATTATACTTTGATTATAGACCCGTTATTAACATATGAATCATTTCTATCTTCTAATGAAGTTACCACAATTATAACATCTTTAGAAGAAATAGAGATGTGTTTAATGAATCCTCTTGGGTGTAATAAAACAAGGGATAATTTAATGAATAAAGATACTAATCTACTTTGGTCACAATATTTCAAAGAAGTTATGAATATCAATAAAAAAGGTAAACTTCAATTAGAAAAGTTTACCTCAGATAAGTTAAAAATATCTCAAGCTAAAGAAATTTTAGAGAGATCAAAAACTTTCTTAGCTTAGTTTATTGACCATTTATGAATTGTAAATATTTCAAATAATTTGAAACTTCCCAACCTCTACTCTTCACTGCCTCAATAACTGAATCTATATATTGAATACCTTCCTTAGTAACTTGACATATCATAAAGATAGGTTGATATCCTGGATCTGATTCAATAAAAAGACTCAATTCATCTTTTGAAGAAAGTTTTAAAGGATAATCTGTTTGATAAAATTCAAAAGTTTTTCTATAAACATCCTTTCGTTCCCTATCAAAATCCCTCAGTACCCTAGACCACTCAGTCTTCATATTAATCCAATAAATAAGTTTAGAAGTATTATTGAATGCTGAATCTAGATTGCCTTTATCTATCTTACAATCTTCTTCAGCTTTTTCTTTCATTATTTTTATCTTAGAGTATAACTTTTCTAAGATTGTTTCGTTTGATGGTTTAGCCATATTCGTTAATCCTTATATGTTTTTAATTGAATTTTGTATAGATAATGAAACTTAAAATAAAAATATATATCTAACTATAGTGAGGAGTTTATATATGAAAATTGCATTTGAAAAAAATGGTACCTCTTGGTTTGCTAAAGCTATTATGGCATGGGGTAAATCTCCATACTATCACAGTATACTTATATTTGAAGATAAATCAAGTTTTACTGCTACAACATCAGATAAAGTATTTGGAACTTGTTTTGAAACATTTGACTATGATAATTATGATATAAATCGTTGGGTAGTGTTTAATCTCCCAATAAATAAAGATGAAGAAGAAAAGATTAGAGAATGGTGTAAAACAGAAGATAACTGCTGGTATGATGTTATAGGACTTGTGTTTGCTAATCTTATTCCAATCTCTTTTGAAAATCCTTGGTGGTGGTTTTGTTCAGAAGTTTGTTGTGCAGCCCTTCAAAGAAATTTAGGTTGGTTCCCTGAAGTTAAATCATATCAAGTAGATCCTGGCCAGTTGCATAAACTTATAGTAGATAAAATAAAGGAACTAAATTGAAAATAGAAATTTTCAAAAAGAACGAATCAACAATAACTCTTCAATGTGATCATATAATTACTAGAGAATTATCAAATTACTTTGCTATTTTCTCAGCTAATTATAGGTTTGCTCCATTATTTAAGAGTGGTGTATGGGATGGAAGAATAAGATTCTTCTCAGCGTCAAATAATGAACTGCCTATAGGATTGATTGAAAAGGTATATGAATTTGTTAAGAAAGGTAACTACGAAGTAGAATGTAAATTTGAAAGATTCAATTCTATTGATAGAAAGGAATTCAAAAAATTTGTTGATACCTTGTCAATAACAGATTCTGAAGGTAATCCTATGGAACCTAGAGATTACCAAATAGAAGCTGCCTATCAAGCATGCACAAAAAAGATTCTTAATATACATGCGTCTACTGCAAGTGGTAAAAGTTTAATTATTTACATCATCTATCGTTTTATGGAATTACAGGATCTTAAAATGCTTCTCGTTGTACCTAACGTAAACTTAGTTACTCAGATGTATAAAGATTTTGAATCTTATGGAATGAAAAATGCTGATGAAAAGATAAGACAAATTTATGCTGGTCAAGAGAAAATATTCAATACATCTTGTTCTATATCAACGTGGCAAACTATTTCTTCTTATCTAAAGAAAAATGCTAATACTTCTATTCTTGAAAATTTTGATTGTATCTGTGTAGATGAGGCACAAGGATCTAAATCTACAGAACTACAGAAAATAGCAAAACTATGTACAAATGCTCAATATAGATATGGACTATCAGGAACTTACCCTGACCATCAGACAGCTGACTGGTACTCAATAGTAGGAGCTCTAGGACCCATTCAAACTTTTGCTACCTATAAATCTCTTCAAGAGAATAATCATATAGCTCAGATAAAGATTTTTCCTGTTATATTGGATTACCCTAAAGACTTTAAGATAAAAGTTTACAAAGAGGGTAATAAAGATTATAATGATGAAAATGATCTTATCTATAATTTTGAACCTAGGACTGAATTAATTTGTAAAATGGTTCAAAAGATGGAAGGTAATATACTGGTTCTTTTCACTAAGAAAGAAAAGCACGGATATCCTCTTAAATCATACTTTGATAAAAATCTTAAGGATAAAACTATACTATATATTGATGGGGATGTTGATCCTAAGATAAGAGACAATTATAGAGAAATTATAGAGTGTAGAAATGATGTAGTTCTTCTTGCAACATACGCAACACTCTCAGCGGGTTGGTCAGTTAAGAATCTCAATAATATACTTTTTGCGAGTAGTTATAAATCCAAAATAAAAGTACTTCAATCAATAGGTAGAGGATTGAGATTGCATAAAGATAAGAGTTTTCTAAAACTTTATGATATAGTTGATAATTGTTCTTTCATTAAAAAAGATGAAAACATAAAATTTATCAACTATTCAATGAATCATTATAAGGAAAGATATGGATTTTATGAAGAACAGAATTGGATTATAAAGTCTGTTAAGATCAAATTATAAAACAGATCAAAACTCCAGAAAATATACTTTTTATCCTGTCTTCAGGAGATGCCTTTATTATAGCACCTAAAATCGAAAAAGTCAAGCGAGGTTCAAAAAAGCTATATTTAAAAGACAGTTTAATGATTTTCTATATATTTTGAATATAAATTAGAATTTAATAAGGACTTGAGGTCATTTGACTTTAGGTCTTTTTTTCGTTAAAATAAAAATATATAAATTACTGAAAGGTTCTAATAAATGGAAGAATTACCTAAAGCAGAGATAATTAAAAAGAAGAGAGTTAGAACATCCCCGTTAGATAGAGATTATATATCTAACAAAGATTTTACAGCGGCATTAGCAGTTTGGATAGAATCAAACAAAGGTAAAGAGAAAAAAGACTGGTCTAGGATGCCAGACTATATCGGAACTTGTTTTATGAAACTTGTAACTAATTATTCCAACAAGGGAAATTGGCGTAATTATACATACAAAGACGAAATGCAATCTGAAGCAATCTTAACTTGTATTAAATATGCAGGTAATTTTGATATTACAAGAACACAAAATGCTTTTGCTTATTTTACACAGATTGTCCATAATAGCTTTCTTCAAATATTATCAAAGGAAAAGGGTTTTGCTGAATTGAAAAATAAAGCTCTTAGTGAATCTAATCCTTATAATTATAATAACATTCATTTAGATGATTCAAGTAACGGTGAGTAAATGATAACTTTTATTGCAGATTTGCATTTCGGAAGCAAAAATTTCAACAAGAAAATATTTTCAACTCAAATGGAATTTTTTGAGAATCAGTTTTTTCCTTATCTTTTAGAAAATAAGATTAAGGATGTTATATCTCTAGGTGACTTAGCCCATAATAGAAATATGATAGATTTGTTTATTCTTCAAGAAATAAAAGACAGATTTTTTAAATGGTTTGAAGATAATGATGTAAATCTTCATTTAATCATAGGAAATCATGATCTTCAATATCGCTCTACCTTAGACTATAACTTCTATAAAGAAAATGTAAATGAGTACTCTAGGTGTATCATTTATAAAGAAGATACAGTTGTCAAAATAGGAAAGTATACTTTAGGTATGATTCCTTGGATTATAGACACAAAAAATTGGAGACCACCTAAAGGTTGTGATATTCTTTGTGGGCATTTTGAGATGAAAGATATGCCTATGATGAAGAATATTTTTTCACATGAAGGATATCAACCAGAAATCTTCAAAGATTATCAATTAGTCTTTACCGGGCATTATCATGTAAGGTCAAATAAAGCAAATATTCATTATATTGGAACTCCATATCAATTGAACTGGAATGACTTTGATGAACCCAAGGGGTTTGCTGTCCTACAGGATAATTTTCAGTTTGATTATGTAGAAAATAAAACATCCCCAAAATTTATAAAAATTCATTATAATTCAAATAAAGAAAATGTTATTACTGTTGAAGGCTTAATAGGACAGTCACAATCTATTACTAAAGAAAAATCTCTTATACTTTCAAAAGCAAATTATGTTAGAATCTATCAAGAAAAGGTAGCTGATCAATCAGAATTTGATTCTTGGTATAATAGTTTACTTACCGTGTCTAAAGATGATTTTAAAATAGAAATTATCAATACTGAAGAAGTAATTGAAGACTATGATGCAAAAGCCTTTGAAGAAACACTTGAAAAGGAATCTTCTACAATAGAAATAATTTTAAGTTGTATAGAAAATATGACTTTTGAAGAAAGTATAGATAAAGACACGTTATTAGATATGTCAAAATTACTTTATCAAGAAGCTATGGATGAAGCATTAGCTATTGGAGACTCAAATTGATTGTTTTTAAAGAAATATGGTTTAAAAACTTCCTAAGTTATGGGAACAACCTAACAAAATTTTCATTTAACAAAGGGATTATAAGATTATCCGGTGAAAATGGTAAAGGAAAATCAGCAGTATTAGAAGCATTGAATTTTTCTTTATTTGGAAAGCCCTACAGAAAAATCAAAATGAATCTCCTTGTTAATTCAATCAACAAGAAAAATCTAGAAACAACTTTGATTCTTTCAAAAGGTGAAGATGAATATAGGATAGAAAGAGGATTGAAGCCTGATTACTGTAGAATATATAAAAATGATGAACTTATCCCTGTAGCTTCTTCTAAAAGAGGATATCAAGATATTTTAGAGCAGGATATTCTTCATATGAATGAAAACTTGTTTAATCAGATAACTGTTAAATCTCTGACTAAAAATATGTCATTTATGACTCTCTCAAAAGCAGAGAAGAGGAATGTTATAGAAAATATTTTAGATATAGAACTTTTCACTATTATATCAAAAAACATAAAGTCAAAGATAGATAATTGTGATTTTTCCTTATCTTCAACAAGAAAGGATATTTCAAATACTGAACTTCTTATTGAACAAGAGATCTCTAATTTAGAGCGATTAAAACTAATCAAAAATAAGATTGATGAAGAATCAAAACAAAAAGTAGAAGAAATAAATGCAGAGATTCAAACCCTACAAAGTGAACTTGAGAAGTATGATATAGCCCTATCTAAATTAGGAAAGTATAAAAAACTCAAGACTTCCAAATCTTTTACTATTAATGAACTGAGAACAATTATAAAAAACAATAGAGATAAACAAACCACTATTATAGCTTCAATAAAACTTATTAAACAAAAAGTTCAGTTGTTTAAAGATAATTGTGGGGATTGCCCTAAAATAAAGGAAATTTTAAAATCTGAAAATGTCGATGAACTTATAAGTGACAATAAACAACTAGAATCTTCAATTGAAGAATCAAGAGTAGAAATCCAAGGCATAGAAGAAGAACTTAGAAAAATAGAAGAAATATTAGCAAACGAAAAATTCATCAACGGAAATATCGATAGGGCAAACAAAAGACTAAAAGAATTGGAGAAGAGTCTTTCAGTTGAAGTAGCTAAAGAAATCAATATTGATGAGTCAATTCTCAAAAAACATAAGAAAAATTTAAAAGAACTAAACGAGTTGTTTAATAAAGTTTCAAATGACAAAAAGCACTTACAAGTTCTAAAGACCCTTTATTCAGATGATGGTATTAAGTCTTTTGTTATCAAAAAATATCTACCACATATCAATAGACTTCTTAACACTTATCTAAGAAAATTTCATACAGATATTGTTTTTAACTTTGATCAAGAATTTAATGAAGTTGTTCTTACAAGAGATAAAGAAGATTTTAGTTACTTTTCATTCAGTGAAGGTCAGAAGAAGAGAATTGATTTAGCAGTTTTGTTTGCTTTTATTAACTTTGCTCAATTTAAGAACAAGAAGAGTAACACTAATCTTCTTATCTTAGATGAAATTTTAACTGGGCTTGATGCAACAGGAGCAAATGCACTTTATGATGTTTTAAAGGAATATAGAGACCAGCAGAATAAAAGTATAGTTACAATTTTTCATTCTGATAGTGTTGATATTGATAACTTTAATGAAATATATGAAGTAAAAATTGAAAGAGGGTTTAGTAAAATTGAACAAATTGAATTTTAATGAAGAAGTTAAGAAGCCAATAAAGGAAATTATATCTAAATTACAATTGATAGAGGGTCCTTTCTATTTCATAAAAGAAACAGAGAATTTAGAAGAAGGTGTATATGGCTTCTTTACTCCAGATTTATCAATTTATTTTGCTAAGGAAACATCTCAGTACTTTGTTTCGTTTACAGTTGGTTTACCCTGTCAGAGAGTAGCTAACTTAACAAAGATTGTAGATCTTGTACTTCATTATGATGAATATTATATAATAGAAGATCATTATGTTGATTTGGATAATCATCAAATGTATTTTGGATATGAAGCAATAAATAAAAAAGGTGAAGATCTTATCAAACAAGCAGGTAAATTTAAATGCCCTGTATGTGAAGGAGTTTATTCTAAGAAACTGATAAAAGATTCGGGTTATTGTTTTATGTGTGATAGAACCAAAGATAATCTAACTTGGAACTAAATATAAGTAAAACAACTAGAAAGATGTCTTTATGCCTCTTCCTCTTATAAAAAAATTAGCTAAAAAAGCAAAAAGAACTGAATCTTATGTTGAAAGATTATGGGATGAAACAAAAGATGAATTGAAGTCTCAAGGAATGAAGGAAGATGAAAAAAGATTTTACCCCTATCTTGTTGCAATAATCAAGAAAAAATTAGAAATAAATGAATCTTCTTTAGTTCTTATGAGATTTAAAGAGTTTCTGAAGGAACAAGATGATACTAAAAGAATTTGATACATGGTATTCTGGTCTACGAAGTTATTGGACTGATAAGTTAGAAAATCCACCGGTTTCAGGTACTATATGGAGAGTTCCTGTTACTTCAGAAGAATTTGATTATCCACCTGCTTCAGGTTCACCGCCAGTGTCTGGATCTGAAGGGGGTCTTTGGTTTAATCAATATGCAATGAGAGATGAAATTTTATTAGAATTAGCTAGATTTAATGATTCATATCAACAATATTTTACTGCACTCAAAACAGGATCTATATATTCTTCCTTCTATGCAAACCTTATAACAATATTTTCTTTTGTCTCTATGAGAGATGGGATGAAATATGTAGGATCACCGGGACCTTTTACTCTCGATCAAGTTCCATTTGGTACTTGTAAAGATTGGTTTTCTTGGTATGATTATGAACTTCCTTCACATGAATCAACTGATGATTGGTTTTCTGTTACACCTGCTTCAGCTGCTTCAGGATCTGATTATACTTATAGTGGCTTAGGTATATTACAAAAAGTAACTTCTTTAATAAACCCCGCAGTATCAGGTATCACAGATAGAATAGCTATTGATAATGGTAAGATTAATTCTCTATCTTCTATTATTCAAGCTAATGGAAATCAGAAGATAATTTACCAGATATATCAAGATCCACCCCCAATCCCTATTCCACCTAAGAAATCACCTAAAGATATTGTTCTTTATGATTACAAAGTCAAAGAAATTGCAACAGAGATGGGTTGGAATATTTTAGGAATCACTCAATGAGACCAATAGCTCGAATTGGAGATTTAGTTTCGGGTACTTGCAAGTGTCATTCCTCTCCACAATCAGTTTCAGGAGTTATTGTTGCAGGTTCAGGAGTTGTATATTCACATGGTCAAGGTGTAGCAAGAATAGGTGATCTTGTTTCTTTCTCTTGTGGTCATACAGCAATTATAGCGTCAGGTTCAGGTATAGTATTCTCTGATGGAATTGGTGTAGCTCATATTGGGGATACTGTTGTAGGATGTGTTGATGGAGTTATAGTAGGTGGAGATGGAAATGTCATAGCTAGTTGACAAATTAAAAGGAATTGTTTATTAAAAAGAATAAAACTAAGGAGAACTAACGAATGGCTATATCTGAAAAAGAATTGTTAGAATTACAGATTAAACAATCAAACGGCATCAAATTATCGAAAGACGAAAAGGCTATATTAAAGGCTAATTCAGCAGAAGAAAAAGAAAAGAAAAAAGGAATGTCTTTTGCACAAAGAATTGCGAAAGCTTCAAAGTTAGACTCAGCTCAATTAATGGATGATCCAAATGACAAATATGCTATCAGAGATTGGATTTCAACAGGAAATCTACTATTAAATGCACAAATTTCAGGTGATCCATTTAAAGGCCTTCCTTCAGGAAGAGTTTGGATGTTAGCAGGTCCTCAAAGTTGTGGTAAATCATTCCTTGCATTAGAAGCTGCTAAGAGTGCTCAAGCTCTAGGTTATTTTGTAGTAATTTATGATTCTGAAATGGCTAATAACGAAAGATCTGCTCTAGAAGCTAGAGGATTAGACCCTAGTCAGATTCTTTTTGCACCTATTGATACAGTAGAAAATCTTAAAACTTCACTCCTAAACATTCTCGATGAAACTTCAGTTGATGATAAGTTGTTTATTATTTGTGATTCTATTGGTAACCTTTCTACTAATAAAGAACTTGAAGATTCTACTGAAGGGTCAACAACAAAAGATATGACTCGTCCGGCACAATTAAAAGCATTATTTAGAACTGTTACTATCAAGGCAGGAATGAAAAATGTTCCTATTATTGCAGTAAATCATGTTTATGCTCAAGTAGGAGGCTTTCTTTCAGGCGGAACTGTAATTGGAGGTGGGAGTGGAAGTCTCTATAATGCTAGTATTATAAACGAATTTACAAAAGCACAAGAAAAAGGTGCTGATGGTAAAATGTCAGGAGCATTAATAACATCAACAGTATCTAAATGTCGTACAGCAAAGGAAAGAACAAAAGTTAAATTTACAATTGATTTTGAAGAGGGGCTTACAAAATACAGTGGGTTACAACTTTTTTGTGAAGATGAAAAGGTTTTTGTTAAAGAAGGAAGATCATTTAAGCTAAATCCTCAAATGTGCTCAGGTATTGAATTATCAGTAGGTGAAGTTTTTAGTTCAGCTAAGATGAATTCAAAATTTTGGGATGAACTATTAGAGAAGTATCTAGCTGAATATCTTAGACGAAAGTTTAAATATCAAACACTTTCTGAAGAATTATCATTAAGTGATTATGAGGATTTAGAAGAAGAATAAATTTATATAAAAAATATTGTTATCAGAGCCTAAAGTTTTTAAATTGACTTTAGGCTTTTTCTATTTTATAATGAATTATAAATTGAATGAAGGGGGAATATATGAATGAAACTTGTATTAAACACAACGAAGAGTACTACCGGCAGGAGCGAGACAAACAGCAATCCCAACTCAAGTTGCTGGTTGAGGCGTTGGAAGAATCACATGCTCTAAATGTGAATGTATTTAGTGAGGCTGAACCGGAAATGCTTAGTTATTATTCCGAGTACAAAGCGGTGATAGCATTAGCAGCCGCAGCACTCAAGGAAATGGAGGTGGGGCGTGATTAGATATGACATTGACCGCTGCGAACCAGTTATGAACATCGAAGATTATGGTGAGTGGTGCAAATATGAAGAGGTGCA